CTCATCTCGTCAGCCAAAGGTGTACCAGACGCTTTTGCCTCAATCAGCATCATATCCGGTTCCCAATACTCGTATTCTTCCTGTGCTATGGTCTTGAGTTCAGGAAAATTCCAACGACCCTTTTTAGCATCCAACATAATCAAATGCTGCTCGCCGTTGCTGTGAGGCTCAAACACACCCCATGTAGTTATCGCACTGTAGTCAGCAGTCTCTTTCTTGCTGAACGCAGTATCATAAGACTGAATAATATAGTCAAGCTTCGGAATATCTTCGTGCTCCCACTCCTGCCACCACTCGCGCTTTATCATCGCAGTTTCTTCGGACACAGGATTCTGTTGCCACTGCGCATTCCATTTGCCCGGGGACAACGAAGCTTTGACCTTTAATAATTCTTCCTTCTTCCAGAATTCTGGCCATAACGGCTGGTCAGATGGCATGATGGCCGGAAATTCTACGACCTCCCACTGGTCAGACATGATGTCGTTACCCTGCGCTTGCAGTAACCGACCAGTCAAATCCTTCTTTGACCACCTAGTCTGAACAATAATAATGGCGCCGCCCGGCTGAAGACGCTGTCGCGGACCAGATGTGTACCACTCATAGGTTCTATCGTAGGCAGTAGACGATAATGCGTCCTGCTCCGAGTGCGGATCATCAATGATAATCAAATCGCCACCACGGCCAGTCATTGCCGCGCCCACCCCAGCGGCAAAGTATTCACCCCCCGCGCTAGTCTCCCACCGACCAGCAGCTTGGGAATCCTGTTTCAAGTCCGTTTTCGGAAAGACTTCCGCATATACAGGGTCAGCGATCAAGTCACGAACTTTACGACCGAATCTTACAGCAAGTTCAGTGTTCATGGTAGCCTGAATGATTTTTAACTTAGGATTTCGACCCAAGAACCACGAAGGCATCAAATAGGACGCAAATTCTGACTTGGAATGTCGAGGCGGCATGTTCACTATCAGGCGCTTCAAGTCACCCGAAGCAATCCTTTCTAGTTTTTCCGCAATGATTTTATGGTGACGACCAACTATGAACCCATCGTAGACATGATTTACGTAGTGCATAAAGCTTTCACGCGCTAAGTCGCGGGTTTCCAAACGCTTTAGCTGTTCTTCTAGCAGAAGCATTTCTCGTAGGTCGTCTTCGGGGATCGTGTCTAGTTCTAAGCTCATACCCAAACAATAATACATGCCAATGAATTTATCAATGCAGCCATGCCATGCCATTCTGTCAACCCCGTCCCCCGAAATAAGGGGGTGCCCCCTCGAACAAGCGCAAACCTGATACGCGATCACGCCCAGTAACCCCAACGCGCCAGTTTAGAATGCGTCTAATTAACAGAACTGGGAATATTTAATTGCATTTTATTTGAGATAATCTCTTTTTATCTCTTGAATTATGGGATTATATGCTTATTATAATATGTAACGAAACAAACAAGGGATTAATCAAATGAACACGAGAGATACAATCAAGAAGGCACTTAAAGGTCGGATCATGACAATGGTATTCACTAAGAAGAACGGCGACATTCGCAAAGCATATGGACAGGTCGTCGAGAATGATCAGCGTCCAAGTGATGACTATCCAAACCTGATCACGTTCGTTGATTTCAGCGTGGGTGGTGTTCGATCCGCCGACCTATCGAACGGTGACTGGATCATCAAGTCTGGCAACACAGTAATGAGAAGGGGTTAAATCATGCGCAAAGCTATTACTCGCATTCATGTAAATCAGCACGTTATCCGTGCCAATGCAAAGACAGGTGAACGCGATCCCGTGTTCACCGTCAAGAACCGGAACACGAATACATATGCTAATTCGGTCGAGATTGAGGGTCGTATGCGCCTAGTCTATAGCCCTGACAAGCCGTTATCATGTGGCGCCAAGGTCTGGATCGAAGTGATGGACGATCAAAACATTGTCTTGAAATAAGGGAAGGGGGGCAATGCCCCCCGACTGTCCGGCGGTTGTTCCGTCGCTGATGAGACCATGAAGGTCGAAACAGTCAAACAAACAATGGAGTGAATAAAATGATTAAGTATGCACATAACACGTATGAGAACGTGAATAAGGTCGAGATCCAAGCAACGTCCGGCGGAAACTATACGGTCTGGATCTATCATGATGATATTGTTTCCGGCGCGTGCTGGCTCGAGGGTGACAATATCGAGATCAAGGTGCCGGACGTGGTGCCTGTAAAGAAGCCTGTAAAGCTTCGTATGGGTGTATCGACTATCAAGCGAGGCGTCGAGCTAATGAGTAAAGGTAGCTTTACCAAGAAGCAATTGAGCACGTTCTTGGGTTTAACTGAAAAGAGTGTTGCCACCCTGCTTGTCGATATCAAGCGCGTGGGTGAGGTGACAGTCGTATCGGAACGCCCAGTCGTGCACGGCCAACGTGCCGAACGCCAGTATTCAGTTAAGTAAATAACCTATTGCCTATACCGGATATCCGGTATAGGCTTTCCCCATAGTCATAAAGGAGCAAAACATGACGCAACGTAAAACAAACCCATTCGGTAAATCGACCACCAAGTATGAACCATACGCCGTCTATCGCGGCAATCAGGGGTTCACTTGGTGCATTCTCAAAACATACAAGCGTCCGGACAAAGAAGCGTCCGACAAGCATGCAAGGTGGTTCACCTTTACGACGTCCGACTATTGTCCGGAGGGTGAATTCGGAGACGCCTATGCCGGAGAGATTCGGCAATTCGGCAGACTGTCTGCCGCCACGGATGAATGGCGCGAGCACTATCCAAACGGATAATAGAATCCACCGCACGGGGTGGTAATACCGTGCATTCCTCCCTTGAGACTCACCCGACAAGCTTATAGCTTGTCGGGTCTTTTTATATATAGAGGGACGCAGGACGCAGGACGCAGGACGCAGGCGCGATATATACAAAGGCGCAACGCGGGACGATACGCGCAGGCCGGGTTAACCAAAATCCGGTTAACCAAGCTGCATGCATGTTTTTGGGTTTGCATAGCCTGGATAATCCTATATAATCCTATGCATAACAACGAGAGGAAAACAAAATGAACAAGATCGATGATATGAAGATGCTTTCGGGCACCAGCAAAATGCCCTGCAAATCAATTAGTCGAAGCGCGTATTTATGCAACGTAGGTATGAAGCTTAGAAAAATTAAAGGTAGCACATGCCATAATTGTTACGCATGCAAAGGCATGTACAATATGCCCAATGTTAAAAACGCTATGGAACGGCGCGAAGAATTCTTCGACGCTATCGATTTTGTGCCGCGCATGGCACGGTTAATCATGCGATTGCGTCCGGTTGAATTCCGTTGGTTTGACTCGGGCGACGTGCGCGATGTTAAAATGTGCAATGACATTCTAGACGTATGCGAGGCAACGCCGAGCAAAATACATTGGATTCCGTCGCGTGAATATAAGATATGGGGCGACGTTTTGAAAACCCGCGACCTGCCGGACAACGTCACGTTGCGAATGTCCGCCCATATGATCGACGGTGCACCGTCGCAGGGCTGGCAAAATACCAGCACAGTCGCAAGCAATGACGACAATGTGCAGGGCTGGTCATGTCCGGCGCCATTGCAGGGCGGGAAATGTGCCGATTGTCGCGCATGCTGGGATCGCTCGGTTGCCAATGTCACCTATCATCAACACTAGGGGAAACATCATGCCAAAATATATAACAGCCAAAGACGGAGACGTGATGCGAGAGATCGCATTACGTCACATGAACCAAGGCGACCTTGTCAAGCGCAAGCCTGATGCCAAAGCGGTCTATGTCATCAACCACAGGAACCGCGCAACCAAAGATCGAGTCGCAGAATATAGCCTATCCGACTGGCACGACATGAACCGCGAAATTTTCTTAAAAGAAGACACCATTGTCTACACTGATTTCACATTCTAGCCATTGCCACAGCCTCACAGGCTGTGGTAACTTCAATCATTGTCTAGCTCCATGACAACTAGGGCGCAGGACGCAGGGTTTTTTGTTTGTTTTTTTCCCAGCGCCTGCGCTCTTTTTATATTAAGTCGCAGGACGCAGGACGCAGAGCCACGCATCTATAGCCTTGGCGCGCAGGACGCAGGGCAATCCCTTCAAGTCACCATCATATAAAGCCGCAGGACGCAGGACATCGATCCCCGAACCTTGGAACTTGAACGCAAAACCTCCGTCAAACAAAAGTACATCACCCTTCGAGGGGTCGTGTAACAAGAAAAAACTCACGCCATTACAGCGAGAATGCCCAAGATGCCACGCAATCTGTGACTTGTTAACCGTAACTCGGTTACTTTTAATTATTTTTAACTCAAGCCAGATCGGGACACCATCGAGGCACATATAAACGTCCGGCATCCCTTCGCCAGCGCGGTTTTCAATCCGTTGGTAATGACTCTTTTTCGGTAACTTCTGCTTCAATGAGGTCGATAGTGCTTTCTCTGTCTTTGGCATCTTTAACAACCTTCATATCATCTAGGCTTGGGTGCTGTTTTCTTATGTCTGCTAGTCGTGCGACAATCTCTTCACGCGACAGCTTGTCAAGCTGGTGGACGTGCTGTTGCTCTCGCCTGTCGATAGTTAAACCACCTAAAGCGGATCGTATCTTCTCGGCGTTGATAGCGGCAGAGAATTGCCCTTCGGTCTCAGCGTTGCGTGACAGTTCATCCAATCGCTTTAACTGTCCAAGCAGGGTGACACCATACTTGCGCTCTCGATCCTGTCGTAGTTCTTTTATCAACTCGACAACAAGCGGGTATGACTTTCCGTTTAACAGCTTTGATGCGTGTTGTGCGGCAGAGTCTTCGGCATACCCAGCCAACCTTGCACACTCTGCATTACTATGTCTGCCATCGACATAGTATCTAGCAAATTCTCTTTGTCTGTTTGTCAGCCCAGAGGGGCGTCCAGCAGGATTAGGCAAAACAAAATCTCCTATAGGTTTTTCTGTG